GTTGCTTCAACTGGTAGTTATACAGACCTGAGCAATAAGCCAACCGTAGGATCTGCCATACTTACTATACAGAAAAATGGAACTTCTGTAGGTACATTTAGTGCAAATGCTACCTCGGATAAAAGTATCAACATTATAGTTCCTACAGATCAGGATATCGCAGATGCAGTAGCAGATGCTATTGGAGATGTGACATCTATATCGTATCAAGTAGTACAGAGCCTTCCTGCAACTGGAGAAAGCGGAATAATTTATCTTATTGCAAATAGTGGTAGCGGCACCAATGTGTACGATGAATATATCTACGTAAATAATAATTTTGAAAAGCTTGGTTCTACAGAAGTTAACCTTGATGATTATTTACAGTATGATGCTCAAAACTCTGGAATTAACGTAGGTACTACATTGAAACATGGCAGTAGTACTGTACCTGTGGTTTTAAATACAAGACCAGCCACTGGTAACAGCCAGCTCACATACACCGCTCCTTCATGGAATGCTATGGACTCTGCAATATCTGGTGCGGTGAATAATGCAAATCTCACTATACAAAAGAACGGAACTACTGTAAAAACTTTCTCAGCAAACGCATCTAGTGCCGTAAATGTAAACATTACAATGAGTTATACGTCTACCGATGAATCGTTGACTCTTAACGTAGCTTAATATTATATATCATGGATCCGATTAGTATAATAAAATTAGGTAACACGTCGTATGAGGTGAAAGATGCGACAGCAAGATAGGCCATTGCTACTTATACCGGTTTACCCACAGTAACTTCGTCGGATAATGAGAAAATACTGCAAGTTGTAAACGGAGTGTGGACTTTAGTTACTCCAGTAGCTATATATAGTGGTAGTTCTAACCCGAGTAATTCAATAGGAAACGAAGGTGATTTATATCTGCAAATATCATGAAGACAATAACTTATAATGGTTCGGCTAGTTCGCATCCTGTGAGTTATGATAGTGATTATTCTGCATATTCTGTATCTGGTCTAGACCAAGGTAATACTGATAGTACTTCTACAAACTATGCCACTATAAACTTTACAAGAGGCACTAGTGCCGAAACCGTAATATACTATAATTTTGATTTTAACATTCCAGCTGCGGCTACTATTACATCAGTAACATGTAAAGCTAAATGTTATATAAGTACCACAAACTCAAGTAGAATAGCTACAAGACAAATAAGGTTGTATTCTGGCAGTACTGCAATGGGTACTGCATATACTGTAAGTAATTCTACATCTGAGTTTACAATTACTCCTGGTACGTGGACAGCAGCTTAGTTAAATAATGCTAAAATAAGACTTTATGCTGTAAGAGGAAGTAGTAATACTACGACTAACTATTATTATAGATTTTATGGTGCTACAATTGATGTAGAATATACTGTAAACGGTATTGCATATGAAATAACTGCTTCTAGTAATGTAGATGGTGTTACTATACAACCAGCTACGCAAGATGTAATGGAAGGCGAAAGCGGAAGTGTAGTAGTAAGTAGCATAAGTGATGTCACAATCACCGATAACGGGACGGATGTAACATCTAGCTTTGTAACTGCAAACGGAAGTATTTCTGCTGTAGCATAGTCGTAGACACATAGTGGATTAGATGGAGGTACAACATATGCATCATATGCAGTTGGACATTCTGCAGAAGATCCTAATCCACAAAATGGTAATATGTACGCTTCTAGTGGAAGTACTGGATATGTAGATTATGCATTTGACTTTAGTAGTATTCCTGATGGATCTACAATAGGTTCGATAGAAGTGAAAGCGTACGGCAAGAGAGAAAATAGTACTATAGATTCTACTCATGTCGCAAAGATAGAATTATATTCTGGCTCTACTTTAAAGGGTACTGAGCAACAGTTTACGTCCACTTCTATGCAAACTATCACTATTACAAATCCTGGTACATGGACTAGAGCTGAATTATAGTCTGCTAAATTGAGATTTACAGTTGCTTACTATGGAGGAGCTATAAGTGGTATTACGTGGAAAGTAACATATTCTATACAAGGATACCAATATACTATTACAAATGTATAGGCTGATCATACTATAATAGTATCTTCTACAAGTAGTGAAGGTCTATATTTCAAAGCTGCAAATAATTGGTTTAAGGCATCTAAAATATATAAAAAAGTTAATGGCTCTTGGACACAAATTTAGCTTAATACATTAACCGATAGAAAAGTTTACGTGTATAAAGGCGGAAGTGGATACAATCTTTCTAATATAGTTATGAACCTCGATGGTATAGATAGCTATGCATCAAGAACTCCAGATTAGACGGAAGGGTTTGAAGGAAGATATTAGTACCCAATATCTAGCAGTCTTATCGCAAGAGAGATTGATGTAGAAGCAGATGGAAAATCATTCTCCTTCAACGGAACTACATCTTACATGAGACCTAGTGCAAGCGCTACTTTCGATAACTTTTTATATAATACGCATACTATAGAATGTTATTATGAACCACAAAGTTATGGAGGAGATAGTAGTGCGCAACTGTTGTTTGTAGGAAGAAACTAGAAGTAGACTATCGCGTTATATTGTTATTTATACAACAATAAAATGAACTTTATTAGATCATCTGGCACCAGTACTAAGATATTGTCAATAGACCCACCTGCGTTAAATCAAAAACATTATATTGCAGCTAACAATAACGGTTGGATATTTGACGGAGTATATTATCCAGATAGTGAATCTACCGCAACTACTAGCTCTGTAGCTACAAATGATATACTTAATGTAAGCGGACAATATGCATGTGCGTCAATAGGTATGCGATTTAAAGACGGAAAAGATCCGGACTGTTTCACGGGAAAAATATACGCGATGAGAATACACAACTCTGTATTGACTAAGAATCAACTATTGCAGAATATGATGTGTGATATAGGTAGATTTCAATAACCATTCGGCAAAAGAAAATAATCAAAATGAACGATAATATATACAACAACAGTTTTCCTCAGCAAAAACTACCTTTGTCAAAGAAGACAAAACAATGGCAACACGATTGCGTAAATTATATAATTGCCGAAGGTAATATAGTTTCCGGCGGTTAGAGTAGACCGTATTATGATGAGCTTCAAACTTATTATAATCTATACAATAGTATATTCGATGAGGAAGACTTTAGGAATATTACAAATCCGTTTAAAGTAAATGACGGATTTCCTGCTACACCGCAGGATTTTAATATAATTCGCCCGAAGATAGACCTTCTTATAGGCGAAGAAACAAAACGCCCATTAAACTTCAGAGTTGTACGTACATCTCAAGAGGCTACATCTGAGCTACAAGAGAAAGAGAAACAAATGCTCTTACAATATGTAGAAGCTCAGATTATGGGTAACATGGGTCCTGAAGAACAACAATAGTATCAGGAACAATTATAGAGTGGCGAAATAATGCCACCTGAAGATATTGCTAAGTATATGGACAAAGACTATAAAGATATTGTAGAAAATGCTGCATATCATACTTTGACATATCTTAGGGAAAAATTAAGTTTAGATAACGAATTCATCAAAGGCTGGAAAGATGGACTTATTGGTGGACGTGAAGTGTATTACGTAGGTGTTCTTAATGCAGAACCATATGTGGAGCATGTAAACCCAATGACATTCTCATACGACCAAAGTCCAGACTTAGAGTTCATAGAAGACGGTGCGTGGTGCTGTAGAAAGATGCGCATGCCGATTACAGAAGTATACGATAGGTATTACGACAAGCTGGAAGAAAAGGATCTTAATAAACTTGAGGAGATGATAAATGCTGTCCCGGCAAGAAATTTAGGAGAGGGTGATCCTGTAGATAAAGGTATCCAGTGGCGATTCTATGATGCTCCAGACTTTGAAGGAAATGCTAAACACTGTGTGAATGTTTGGCATGCTTGTTGGAAGTCCTTTAAGAAGATATTCTATGTTACAACAATAGACGAACAAGGCATCCCACAAGTTAATCTGGTAGATGAAAACTACAAAGAAGTAGGTACAGAAGTAAGTATCGAACCTGGTTGGATAGTAGAAGTATGGGAAGGATATCGTGCAGGTAATGATTTATACTTTGGTATACAGCCAATAGAATACCAGCACGTAAGTATAGATAATCCTAACTCTCAGAAACTTCCTTATTGTGGTGCAGTATACAGCGCTACTAATAGTAAACCTCGTTCACTCGTAAGTATTCTAAAACCGTTACAATACATGTATATTGTATTGTGGTATCGTCTTGAACTTGCTATTGCTCGCGATAAAGGTAAGGTGGTTAATATGGATATTACACAGATTCCAAAGTCCATGAACATTACTCCAGAGCGATGGATGCATTACTTGTCT